GTTTCAAAGATCTCACCACTTACTCTGTTCTGACAAAGATACTTGCCTCGTAGTTGCTCCATAGCAACATAGGTTAGTGCATCGTCGCGTTCGTGCTTAATAAATGTATTAATTTTATCCCACTCATCATCTGAGTATTTTGTAATTAGTTCTGCGTCATAAAACCCTGCGTCAGTATTTCGCTCCACAAGTTTTTTAACATGCCACGGTTCAAACCCATTATAAACTTCTTTTCGTAATGCATAGTTAACGAGTCTGCCACCAACATATTGATAGTTAGGAGTCTCTTCACTAATAAGATCTGCTGCTGCTTTAATAAGTGTTTCTTGTATTTCTTTGCTAGTAACACCATTAAAAAATTGTATTTGACTTTTAAGTTCTACCTCGCTCGGGCTAACTCCTGTTATGTCTTCACATGCATAAAACACAACTTTGTGTAGTTTATCAATATCTAGGAGCTCTTTGGTGCCGTCACGCTTAGTAACTTGAATCATGTTTTTATCCTTTAACTTTGGTTAGTTAGGTATTTATTGCCTATGCGGCATGTTGTAAATTTTCTGAGCAACTAAAGAATCTGGCAGGTTTTCAATTGCAGTATATGTACTATTATAGTATCCAATTACATTCTTGTCAACTATTAATATGTAATAACTTGCTGATTCTTTATAGTCTGTAGTGATATGTATCTCAAAAGAGGACTGGTTAAAACAGTCTGTTAATTGTAATGAATGACACATGCCTAGTACACGAGCGAAGTCACAATACTGATTTTCTAATATAAGTTGCCAAGGGTCTGGCCAACTTTTTTGATCCCAAGGATCTATATGAATGCTTACTGTCGGTGCTTGGTTATAACAATCTATAACATCTTGGAGTGGATCTTTTGAGTGTTCAAGAGATGCTCGAAAAGCAGCCCAGGAACTTAATCTGTCTTCATATGTTTTGTCAAACATTATTCACCAGCGGCGTCAACTATTGTCTTTCTATTTTTAATCTTAAATTCTAGCTGTGATAAATCGTCGCCTGGCATAGTACTTGCTATTAATACATCGATAGTTTCATTAACTGTATCATTATCTGCATCTTGTATTAACACTGAGAAAGTAATTGCGTTCTCATGTGCAATCAGTCCAGCATAATCGTAATCGTCTGCTACTGCAAGGGATTCATCTATTCCGTTGGCTGTTATAGTAAGTCGGCCGGACCGCACTGCTGAATAGTTTCTGCTAGACAAGATGTATTCTATTTCATATAATTGGCTAGCAACATCTGCTTCTGCAGATAGTCTAAAGCGTTTTTCGGCACTACCACTTGTAATAGTGTTTAATACATGTGTTTCTCCAAATTCTGCATTTACTGCACCTTCAATTTCTGGAACATATGCTTTATTTGTCCAATACCCTGGAGTGTAGGATAATACTTTAGTTCTCGAAAAATAATCACCTTTAGAGGTATTGCCCGGTGTTTTAAATTTAATTACAGAATCAGTTGCGTCTTGTTCACTTCCAGCTGTACCTACTGCTGTATAGAAATTACTTTCACTAGCATTACCGTTTCCAAATTTTACATATGCTGCATTTTTTGTAATAGCATTAAATCTACAATTAGACCAACGGTTGTTATAAGGTCCAGTTTGTCTACCAGAACTTGCGGCGGCGTCTAATGTTAATAGCTGTGTACCAAATGCTAAGCCGTATGCAAGATCATAAAAGTCACAGTTAGACCAAATATTATTATGAATATCCCAGTCACTAACTACTGCATATGAATATCCATTTACTGTACAATTTTCAAACACATTATTTTTAGTTTCAACTGTGCCACTTAGACTATTCATTTCAACTGCTGTGTCAGCAATTGCTATGCTGTCGCCGCTGGTCCAAGGTCCTGAGATTTTAACATCTTTAAACACACTGTCCTTACAGTTGTTAAGCACTAATGCTTTATTAGGTACTGTAGTTTCTAATGTAATGCCTTCTAGTCTAATTTTCTTTGACTGTGTAATTGTAGTAGTGCCGGCGTTACTTGCTGGTGTTCCGACTATACTGTCACTGTTAATAGTAGTAAACATTGCTGCTATTGAAGTTGTAGTTCTAATAATAGTTTTATCTGATCCAGCGCCAACTAGTGATGCATGTGGTGGAATGTAAATAGGTCCGTCAATGATATATTCACCAGGTTCTAAGTGTAATATCACTCTACTTGCTGCACTACCTTTGATCGCATCGTTTAAATATAGTTGATCAATTGCTGCTTGTAATCGTGTAGTAGCAACTTGACTAATGTTTCCGGTTAGCCCAAAAGAACGAGCACTTACTCTATCGTCGAGTCTTGCTTGTAAACTTCTGCGTACTGGACTATCAACATCGCCGCCAGTTAGTAGGAATGCATCTGGCTCTCTATATGTATAACTATCAGCAAGGGTAAAAATATTATCGTATTGTGTTAATACTTTTGTATTTCCTACTGCCGGTGACCCTTCCGATACACTTCCGTTACCTATAAATAATTCTTGGGTATCTACTGCCCAACCAAGTTCGCCTGACGCTAATTGCGGTAATCCGCTTCCTGCGTTCTTTTGTCCTCTACGAATTTGTATGCGTGATATTTGTACTACAGCCATTTACATTCTCCTATTACACATATTTATGCGAACTTCTCGTAATATGTATAAACTCTGTTGTACCATTCGTTACGCCATTCGTCATACTCGTGTGGCCATACATCAAACTGCTGATATGTTTCGCCGCCTAGTATCATCCCGTCATCTCCGCGACTGCACATAAAGATATGTCCTTCACGAATGTTAGTGCCATAGATTTCGTTATGTGCTTCTGCATAGGCTACTAGCTGTAAGAAGTAGTTCTGTACATATTCTAGCTTCTTAGGCTTGTTCGTCTGTTTAAAGTCCATTATACAAGGTTGGCCTTTGTACTGTCCTACTAGGTCAGTTGTACCTGCATACATTTGCGGAACATAAAGAGCAACTTCGCTACCCCAAATCTCATCAACATCGCCCATAGCATGTTCGACTACTTGCTGGGCCATTGCGTGTGCTTTCTTAGCAAATGGATTGCTTCCTGGTTGAGGTAATTCGCCAAAGTCAACATAGTCTTCAAGATACTTGTGCATCCTTGTGCCTACACCAGCTGCTTCGGTAACAACTTCTTGTGCTTTCTTTTCGCCTACACGCTTGCGCCATTGCATAAGACCAGTCTTGTCACTAGTGGCGTCTAAGATCGTAGTAACGCTTGCTACAGCGCCACCGTCAGGTGTCATGTACTTACGCTTCCCTTCAATCTGTTTCCTGCTTATAGGCTGGTAATCGTACTTAGAGATTATTAAACTACTCATAGTCACGACCATCCTGATGCATAGGTATCGTATCCCAGTCTGACATGCCGCTGTCGTAATATGGATCTACTTCACTAAATCCGTCTTGCGCCTCAACCGAAGTTACTTCAGGTACAAAATGTTTAACCATTTGTTCAACGCCGTATTTTAGTGTTGCAGTTGATCCTGCACATCCTGAACATGCACCTTGTAGTTCTAATAGCAGGGCACCATCTGTATAAGATAGAAACTCAATGTTTCCGCCGTGGCCTGCTACTGCTGGTTGCACTTGTTCTACAATTAACTCTTTAATTTGTGTGATGATTTCTTCATCAGTTCGTGTTGTCATAGGTATACTCCATAAGTTACATATAGTATAACATAAGTTTACTTCAGTGTCAAGTTATTTTTAAAGTTTTGCGCCTACGTCAGTTGCTGACTTGGCCATATTAGCAACTGTGTTACTGTCAGTAGTATCACCTTGCGGTGTGTTTGTTGCTTGTTGTTTAGTTTTAGGTTCAATACCTTTTTCACTAAAATTTTGTATCATAGATTTTATTCTTGGATCAGTATCATACGCGGCTTTGAATGTTCCGTAGTCAAAAGATTCAGCACCTACATTTTGCATAAGCTTATTAAGATCTAAATTCTTTGCATCAGATCTAATGTCATTTGGTGTTGGTGTATCGAAGTGAAGGAAAACGGCAGTGCTTTTTTGATCAGCACTACCGATTACCGTTCTTAGTACTTGCATTAACTTATTTGTAGATGCTTGAGGATCATCTGCTTCATAAAGTTCAAATACTTTCATTACACTAATCCTTAATGGGTTGCTGTGCTTAGTATTGTACCTAAACGACGACTTCTTTCAATCATCATCTTTTTAGCATGTATCTTTGACTCACGCTTTTCACGGCCTGCTTCTGCTGTGCCGCCTGTAGCTGCTGATGCTGCTGCAAAATCGTCTGCTACATCCATGTCAGCAGTTGGTTCTAGGTCAGCTTCCATATCCATATCCATGTCATCAACAGGTGCTTCTGCGCCCATATCTGGTGCTACTGCTTCACCTTCGCCTGTTATCATGCCAACACCTGTTGTCAATGCAATGCGTGTTGATTCCATTGATGCGTAAAGTTGCTCTAATGCAGGCTTAACTTGATTAGTAAAACCTTCTGACTGTGATGCACCCATTTCGTCACGGATTGCATCAGCTAGTTCTAGCATGGATTCAGTTTGCATTTCTGCTGTGTCTTCCATCCAACCAGTTAAGCGATCAACCATATCTTTAGCTGCCATTACTAGTTCTGCGTGGTCTTCTGCACCTTCTTTTAGTAAGGAAGCATAGTAATTATTAATGATAACTTTTCCTTCGTCTACCACTTTTGACTCCTTTTTTGTATCGTCTTTAAGGAAAGCCGGCTTATCGTCTGACTTGTCACCTGGTGTGCCATTGTCATCCATTGGCATCTTACCGTCTTTTGGCTTCTTGTCAGCATCGTCTGTGTCTGCTGGCTTTTTACCTTTTTTCTTGTCTAGCATCGCTTGGAACGCTGCTTTTTGTGCTGCTGTTTGTGCTTCAGCAATATCGCTGCGCTCACTGATAGCTGCATTTAATACATCAAGAAAAAGTTTATTCTTACTGTAAGTTCTGTTTTGTGATAGCCCACTAAAACTTTCGTTTGTTTCAATATCAAACTGCTTAGTGCGCATTTTGTTTCTAGCATCCTGTAACTGTTCTAGCGTAAAGGATTCTACGTTAACCTTGGTCCCGAATTTCTTCGCCATAGTTTCATTCAATGTTTTTGAATTTACAGGTTTATTCATCTCTCTAATGTTCATGTTGACTCTTCCTCAAGTAGCTTATTATAGTTATTTATGCATTTTATCTGAATATAATTAAATCAAGGGCAGACTTTGCTTGTGCTGTACGAGACTTTGCAATTTCTAGTCTAGTTAGTATAACATCTTTCTTTATATCGTCTTTAGAATTTTTAAGAGTATTACTAAAAAATATAGCATCATTAAAGTTTTTTTCAATAGTGGAATCTAATTGCATTACTCGATCAATATTCATTGTACCTTTAGCTACACTTTTTGCCAAGGCTAGTGCTGCTGTTTTACAAAATGTAATTGCAATTTGTTTGTTCTCTTGACAATCAAATATTAAGAAACCTTTTTTACTATTTCTTACAATAATCTTGCCGATGCGAATACTGTTTCCTTTTTGATAGGGAAACATAATAGGATCTAGATTATCTTCTAATAAGGTTCGTAAGTCATTAACTAGAGTTTTGTGTGTCATTCTTTGCAACCATTATAATGTTATTTGTTTGTATTTTACTTACCAAACTTTTTCTTATAAGGTTGTTCATTATGACTTGCTGTCTTTCAGTTAGACTGCTAAGAGGAGTAGGAGCGGATAAATTGTCAAACTCAACTTTCTCCTCGTTAGTCATAAAGATTTTAAAATCTGTTAAAAGCTCATTTATTTTCATTTTACTGTTTGTAATTGCTTTTGTAGTTGTGCTTTTTGTACATCAAGTGCTCTTAGTTGATCTTGTATCTGTTTACGCTGCACTTGTACTTGTTTCTTACGGTCTGTTTCTGCTTTAGCAGCATCAGCTGGATTTACTTGTGGAGTTGCGCCTCCTGCTGTTGGTCCTGCTGCGCTAGTTGCCGGTGTTACCCCTGGCACTTGGCCTGCTGGTGTTGCCCCTGGTACTGCGCCCGTTGCTTGAGGAGTTGCCATTTGTTGATCTAATTCAAATATTTTCATATCTTTTTTCTTCCTCGACTCTTAGGTCTATTTAATGCTGCTGTTCTTCTTGCACCAGTTCCTGCACTTTTAGTAACAGACGCTTTTCTTGCCATCATGCCGCCTTGGCGACTTTTTGTTTGTTTCATCGTCTTGCTTTTGTTTATATTTATTGGAGCATTACACGCTGCTGGACTAGCACGAACTTGTCCTTTACGAGGCCCACTTGAACATCTAAACTTTAAGCTTTGAGAAGCTCCATGTTTAGTATATGCTCTCGTAGTTGCTTCTAATATAAACTCAGTTGCCCTCATCGATTCATTTTACCTTTAACTAACCGCATACTTGCTGGGTTAGTACGTTTAGTCTTGTTAGCTTTACGAGCCATCTTCCTGCCCAATCTAGCCCTAGTCCGTTTCATTAATGCTCGTTGTTGAATATTAATAGGTGCAAAACATTGTGTAGGTGTTGCCACAACTCTTCCGTGTCGAGTGCCGCCAGAGCATCTATACTTGCGCACAAGTGATTTGCCCTTGCGAGCCCAAACTTGTTTTTCTTCTAAAGGTTCTGTGAGTTCTCTTAATAACATATAGTTATTTATCGAGAATAAAGGGTTACTGTAATAAAATTACTATAACTATGGATACTAAACTAGCAACAACTGTGCCTGCTGTGCCAATAAGCACTTTGGTCATTGATTTTTGACCTTCTATAATATCTGTGTGTATGTGTTCGATTTTTGTTTCGACTTTGCCTAGACGACCTTCTAACGCTTCATAGCGTATTGCACATAAATCGACATGTGCTTCTAGATTTGTTCTTTCTAGCTCGGTGGCCATCTTATTCTCCATTTAGGTAAAGTGTTGCGTTAGCCTAGTTGTGTGATTTAAGATGCCTGGTAGACTATTTGCCTACAATGTATTTATCATTCTTTAACAATTTCAAACACTATATTAGTGTCTTTTGGGTGTTTGGTTCTAAAGATATCATTAGAAACTTTAACTGTTTCGTCTAAGCTAGTTATAATAGGAACAAGATCAAAGTCTAATAATAACATATCATATGTTAATGCATCATCTACTTCAACTTCAAATGTAAACTCCCAATACTGATGTTTTCCTTTAAAGTTTGAACCAAATTTTAATTTAGTTATATCTCCAAAACTAGATGTACAAGTTTCTGGATTAATATTAACTCTAAGTCCTATAGTCTGAATCGTTGTATTATAATTTGCTTGTTGATTTACAAGTTTTTTGTCGTCGCCTCGCCGTGCCAATGTTTGAGTAATATCTATAATTGTCGTTAATTTAAATCTCATACTGTATTTAAGTCATAAAAAAACAGTCACTCGTTAAAGTGACTGTTTAGTGTGCCGTAGCACGATTCTAAGGTAGTTAGAATTTAGTCAGCGAATGTTGCAACTAGTGCTGCTGTTACGCCTGTTACACCGCGGTAGTTTTCGCCAGGTGTTAATACGCCTGTACCTTGTACTGCAACGTGTGCAACGCCAGTTGCTGTATGAGCAACGCCTGCAATAGTTACTGCATCGTCTGTGCCTGCAACGCCGCCTGCTGTTAATGCTGCTACTGCTGCGTTAAGATCTGCAATTGCTGTTGTTGTGATTGCTGCTTTTGTTAGCGATAAAATGCGAGTGTTTGGACCTAGTCCGTTACCTGCAATTACGTTTACGCCGTTTACTTTTGTTACTTCTGCCATTTTTATATTCTCCTATGATCTAAATGGTCCCTTCACTCTCTGTGAAGTTCTTGTACATGTATTTAGCATCTGCGTCAGAAAACTAAATCTTAACGCTTTTTTTGAGCTCTTTTGTGTAATACTCTTAACATTTGCACAAATCCAGGGCCTGCAGACACAATATCATCTAACATTTCAATTGCTTTCTGTGCAGCTTGAACATATGTTGACGGAATAGCTTTGCCATCTCTTGCAAGTTCTAAAAATAATTTAGTTCTCATTAGATTGTTTCCACCGACAATAAGCCTATAATGAATTATTTCTCTTTTGTCAACTCGATTAGCAATCCTGTCAAATGCATCTTCATCTATCGATATAGTGTCTAATACATCAGATGCGTCGTGGCCGCCCTCCATCATTGCCCATTCGCGGGCTGTGTATCTCGGCTCATCTATAATATTTAAACTTTCTAAAAACGAATCAACTTCGTCGTCAGTGATAATAGTAGAATCATTTTGAATTGCTTGAAGAAAGTTCATTAGTCTCTTTTAGCTCTTGCTGCTTGATCTGCTGCCATTGCATCTGCATCATCATTTGGTTCGTTGAAGTCGTTATCATCATTGTCTGTGTCATCTAATCCACTGTCATCGTGATCAGTTTTAAGTGCAGAATGTGACTTCTCAATTTTATCAGCATATGCTAATAGCTTCTTGATAACTTCCATGCTAACACCTGTTTTTGCAATAAGTTCCTTTGGATTCTTAGGTCCAAATAGTGCGCCATAGTTTGTTAGTTCGTTACCAACCTTGGCCATTGTGTTTGATAGTGCATCATCTTTGGTTGTTGTTGCTGCATCCATTAACACTCTGCCTAAGTTTGCTAACTTACGCTGCTCTGGACTAATGCCAAAGTTGTCTGCTACTTCGTTTAGTATATCATTCATTTTCATAATTATAATTCCTTATCTTTGTACAGCTCTGTTAGCTCTAGTAAATGTTTGTCGTGGTACAAGTTTAACATCACCACCTGGATGTGCTAATACATAACCTTCACCACCTGTTTCTGAATGTCCTGGAATGTTTGACTTTACAGGTGCATCATGTGCGTCGAACTGATCAATTATCTTATCTTTAATTTGCATAATACCTGACACTACTTGCCATAATGCATCAAACCCTGCTTGATTAGCTTGTACATGTGCTGCAATGTTCTTTTGTTTAGCTGCTGACAATTTAGAGCCTGCCATCCAATCAAAGAAGTCAGCTCCTAAGTTGTCTAAGCCTGTGTCTACCTTACTGTTAGTATATGTATACAATACTTTTGCAAAGTCTGATATTTTTAATGCTGCTAGGTCAGCTGTGTTTAATAACTTATCAATTGCTGCTGCATTCTTAGACACAGTTGCTTTAAGTTGATTAATATCTTCATCATCAATCTGTGCTGATTTTTGTACTGTCACTGACGGAACAATTAATACATCAGTGCCTTGGAAGTTAATACCCTTTGGCACTGCACTTTCATTGCCTTCTTCGTCAACAAATCTGTGTACAACTACACCAGCTTTACTTTGACCAATACGCTTGCCTAAGTCGCTTTCAACATCAACTGCATACTCAACAATGTTTGGCTTAAACACATAATTTTTATTCTGTACTGGCGGAGTGTTATAATATAACAGGTCGCCTTTTAAATAGCCACGGAAGTCTTTTGGTACTGTTCTTTCAAAATCAGCAAAAGCAACACCCATCTTCTTTGCAAAATCTATTCTGCCTGGATCTTCTCTATTCTTGCCGCCGCTGCGCCCAAGTAACTCTTGTTCAAGATCTTCTGGACTAGTTGTTCTACCAACGCCGCCCTTTTTAGTGAAGCCGCTCTTGTCTGTAAATACAAACTGACCACTTTCATTGCGGCCAAAGATAACTGCCGGAGAACCATCCCACTTTAATGTAACGTCAGTATGCTTACCTTGCTCTAAACTTTTTAGGCTTTCTAATGCACGGATTGCTCCTCGACTGCCTTCCCAGAACACAATGTCTTCTGCGTGATCAATTCGAGCGCCTTCTTTAAGGAACACCTTGCTTTCAACTAATTTAATATCGCTGTATCTCATCTATTAAAAGCCCCTGATGACATAACGACACTGCCCATGTTACCACTTAATTCTTTAATACGGGCAAGTTGTTTATCTGCTAAGGTAGTGTATCCTGTTTGAACTGCTTCGGGTATGCTTTTACCTGCCTTGGCCATTGTTTCTTTCCACGGAGCAATTAGCTCTTCGTAGTTTGGATCGCGTTTGAGTACTGCAAACATACTTTCAACCGTATGTGTATCAGCTTCTCTTGCGTTTGGTCCTAATAGTATTTTTGCAATTTCGTCCCAATCGTCTGCAACAACAGTATCTCCGTTGTTAGGATCAACAACGCCCTTTGTAGGACTAAACTTATATCCGCGGCCTCTTGCTAAACTTGATAGTAACACTGCTCTGTCAGCACCTGTGTAATGCTCTGTTCCGCCACGCTTGGCTCCACGTTGTAAATTAGGATTATCTGTAAGCATAAAGTCTGTTTGAACAAAGCCGTTTGCAACATCGCCTCTGATTGGAGTTTTAAAATGTACTTGAAGTCCTGCGTTGGCAACCCAACCTTGTGTAAAAGTCCTACCCTTGTTCATAATTTCTAGGTCGGGGATGCCTTGCTTTTGACACCAGGCAGTAAGTTTTGCAATTATTTCTTCTTTAGGTAATTCTCTTACATCGACATTAAGATCTAGATCACCTGACGAGTTTTCTTCAAATGTACCATCTTCTTTTGTTTTCTTGCCTGTTGTGCCGAGCATGTCTTCATCAACAAACTTAAAACCAAATGTAGAATTAATCCAATCTATTGTTGGCTGTACATCAACTGTGGCAATACGCTGGGTTAGCGGTGTAACTTCACCATCTTCGACTTTTTTAAATACGTTTCCGCCTTCACTTAGAATCATTGTTCTTACTCTCTATTATTTTTTGTATACCACGCTTAAACTTTTTAGGGTCTCCTGATCGTATACTGTTAATAAATCTTCGTTCGAGCTCGCCTGCCGTTACATCATCATACGAATTTGCTATTCTATTTAACAAGTTTATACTACTTTCAATAATATTATTAGCAGAGGTTTCAATTTGTTTGTCGCTACTATAGGTTGCTCCAAAATTATTAAGCTCTTCTAAAATACTGCGTGTGCGTTTTTTCATTACTTTGCTCCGATAATGTATTTAGCGTTAGTATAAATAACTTTGTAATAGATTGAGGAGGGCATAATGTCAATATCAGAGATGAGTTTCAAAGAAAGATCCTTATTATTTGCGAATTTATCAAGCATAGCATATAATAACATTAAAGAAGCAAAGAGTCAAGCAAAGAAACTAGGCTTTACAACTACTGAGTTTTATGAAAAAGACGGTGCCCAAGCATATCGTTTTATGAATAAGACAGATTTGGTTATAGCATGTCGCGGAACACAACCAACTGAGTTCAATGACCTAAAGGCAGATCTAAAAGCGTTACCGGTAATGGCAGAAACAGTTGGACGAGTACACATTGGATTTAAAACAGAAGTAGATGACATCTGGCCTATGATAGAACAAGACATCAATCGTAAAACAAATGTAACTAAAACACTTTGGTTCTGTGGACACAGCCTAGGTGCTGCAATGGCAACTATTATGGCAAGCAGAGCAAAACACAATATAGAACTAAACGATCCAGTTGAACTATTCACATACGGATCACCACGAGTAGGTTGGAAGAAATACTGTAATAGTTTAGATGTTGTACATCACAGATGGAAGAACAACAATGACATTGTCACTACTGTTCCTCTTGCTATTATGGGATTCAAACATCACGGCACTCAGCATTATATTAATGCATATGGTAATGTTCGTAAGCCTACTGGATGGCAAATGCTCAAAGACAGATGGCGCGGCATGTGGATGGGCATCAAGCAAGGCAAGATAGATAACTTTGGCGACCACTCAATGGTTGAGTACATCAAACATATCGAAGCT